ATGACTGATTACCGCCTACCTGAGAACCGCCTTGAATACTTTAAGGCGTTATACACTATGAACCTTGATTACAAAGCACATCCAGGATTGGTGTATCTCTACATGCCTGCGCTCAAGAAGTATTATGGCTGGACGGATGAGCAGGCTCTTTGGTTTGCGACTATTAATGGGCATACTCAAAACCCAATTACTAGTTTAAAAATCATGGAGTTTATACCTGAGATTCCTGAAAGCGATGTTGAGTGGAGAGCCGCGCATGCTCGCTTTAACAATGACTGGACTACTTTGAGTTTTGATTCTGACCGTAATAAGCAGAAGAAAGACACAATGAAAGGTCTCTATTCATATGCGCAACTCGTCAAGCAGCATGGCTCTCAAGTCAAGCTCTGGAGCGATGCTAACTATGAATCGCTATGGGCTAAGGCTAATAGCATTGTCAGCTTTGGACGACTGTCTACTTTCTCTTACCTTGAGTACATAAAAATTAACGGATACGGCTCTGATTGCACTACTTTGATGTTTAATGACTTTGACGGCTCGCGCTCTCATCGTAACGGCATGCTGTTTTTACTCGGAGCAGATGAGTATGTATTTGATAAGCGTCAGCCTAATTCACATTCAGGTAAGTATGATGATTTTGAGGCTATGTGTGATGGTTTAGAAATTAGAGCTGCTCAATTAATCAGAGGTATTAAGCCGCATCCTGACCTCGGTCGCTTTACGTTTGAGTCATGCCTGTGCCAATTCAAGAATGGATTCTTCAGTCGTCGGTATCCAGGAGTTTACGCTGACATGGGTTGGGACAGGATTAAATGGTACGACTCAAGAGGGTTTGAGGAATTTACTGAACCATTCAAAGCTATCCGCGCCCAATACCTACCAGATTGGTTGCGTGAAGAATGCGAGAAGAAAGTAACCCCGCGAGCTGATAAAGCAAAAATGTTTGCTGAGACTGGTTCTCCTTTCCGTGCTGAACATATTTTAAAGGATCAGAAATGAAATCAAACAAAAAGAATATAAGCCAACAGTCTTTAGAGAATCTTGTGATTGCTTTGATGCAGTGCACTGATGAAGACGGATTGCTTTTAAACATTAGCCCAGCTACTGCATTTCAAGACTGGCTGCTTAATAAATACCCTGAAACAATTAGGAATATGTGGAAAAGACAACATGCTTTTGAAGTGGCACCAAAAGATTAAGCTATAATTTTTGTTCAATAACCGAAATAAAAGGTAACACATGAATGTAATACTCTCACTCCGCGGAACTTCAGGCTCAGGTAAGACTACCGTAGCGCGTAAGTTTCTGACGGATTATCCATGTTCAGCGATAGCCGACCCTAATGGTAAAAAGAAACATTGGGGATATCATGTTGATCTACGTCAAGAAGGAATTACTCAGCCTCTTTACGTTGTCGGTAGTTATCAAAATACTTGCGGAGGTACAGATGGTATTAGTACTCAAGAAGAAATTGCAGAAAGAGCCTTGGCTGCTCATCCTCGTGGTCATGTCCTCCTTGAAGGTTTGTTACTCTCAAAAGTGGGTCCAGGAGCAATTACAACACAGATGCTCAAACCTACAGGAGCATACGTCGCGGCGATACTTGACACGCCCCTTGCCACCTGCCTACAGAGAGTGCAAGACCGTAGGAATGCCCGCGGAGAAGATAAACCATTTAACCCAAAAAACACTATAAGTGCGCATAAATCTACTTATGACGCATGTGTTAATTTACACAAGGCAGGGGGAGTAAAGATTATTACGATAGATCACACTGATGCTTTTAATGAGACTCTAGAAGTTATCAGAAAGGCAGAGAATGGCACTCTTTAATGAATTGGTAGCGTTTGTTAATGAACGTGAGGAGGTGCGTCTAAATAAGGATTCAGGCATGCTCCAGCCCTATACGCTTGACCCAATACTTAGCAAGTATCGTTTCTGCAATGTACGTCGCAGGGATGACCGAGTTAGCCAATGGTTAATCAATAATTATTATAGGAATGTTTCTGGTGATGTATGGTTTCGCGCCCTTCTCGCTCGTTTGATTAATTGGCCACCGACTCTTTTGCATTTGATGGATAATTTAGTAATACCGCGCCGCGCTGAAGACTTTAATGCTTATTTGTTTCTTGAATCTATGCATGAATTAGAAGCACGTAAAGAAAAGTTATACAGCTCGGCTTATATTGTTTACCCTACAATGGTCAAGGGTAATACAAAGTCAGTTAATCTTTGTGAGTATATCATTAAGCCTACAATAGACATGGCTAGTAAGATGCGTGGAGCAGTCGCTTCAGGTTCAATCAAGCATACTACTAATCAACTCGCGGAGGCTTTTGGTATTCAAACCTTTATAGCGGGGCAAGTGAGTGCAGATTTGACTTACCTACGCGGTCAACTTGACAATGCTATCGATCTCTACTCATGGGCACCAATGGGTCCAGGAAGTCAGCGCGGCTTAAACAGGCTACATGAACGTAAGTTGCTCAAAACCACTACCGAGAAGCAATTCAATCAAGAGTTAATTGAAGTTCGTGAGGCGGTAATAAGTTCAAACAGCGAATTTAAAGATTTAACCCTGCATGATTGTCAGAATATAATGTGTGAGTTTGACAAGTATCAAAGAGTAAAAACAGGAGAGGGTAAACCTCGTCAGAATTACAAACCAACTTTGGAGTTTTAATAATGGAAATAAAAGCAATAAACGTAAATGAATTGTTCACTGATATGCTCTGGCGTTTTAAAACGTCTGGCATTGAGGTGCAAACTCGTAACGGACCAGCAATCCGTATTGATGAACCAGTGTTAACCACAATCATAGAGCCGACTGAGCGCGTATTGTTCTTTGATAAACGTGACGCTAATCCGATATTTCACCTTATGGAATCAATCTGGATGCTCGCTGGGCGCAACGACGTAGCATTCCTAGAGCAATTTAATTCAACGATTAAGCAATTCAGCGATGATGGTGAAACATTTAACGCGGCGTATGGTCATCGTATGCGTAAGCATTTTGGATTTGATCAACTTAAGGAAGTAATCAAGCATCTTAAAAAAGATACAGCCTCACGTCAAGCAGTTATTCAGCTCTGGGATGCTTCTGACTTTAATAAAAGCACAAAAGACAAAGCCTGCAATCTTCAGATTGTATTTGCTATTGTGAACGGTTGTCTTGATATTACAATCTTTAATCGCTCGAATGATTTCTGGTGGGGATACTGCGGAGCAAATCCCGTTCACTTTTCTATTATTCAAGAATTCGTTGCGATTGCACTTGAGGTTCCAGTCGGTCAATACTTTACTGCCTCAAATAATTTGCACTTATATACTAAGTTATACAATGCTCAGCCGTATCTTGAGAATCCTCCATCAGCTGAGGTATTTGATGCCTATTCAAATGGGGTAGTCAAACCTAGTATTTTGTATCATGGCGATTGGGAATTATTTTTATTAGAATGTGAGTCATTCTGCAATGATCCATTCAAGAAAGGTGGATTCGTTAATCCTTTCTTTGAGTTTGTAGCCCAGCCTATGGCGATGGTCAGTTACGAGCGTAAAAATAAGATTAGCGACGGAAAAGCATGGGCAGAAAAGATTAGCGCCTCTGATTGGAAATTAGCAACTCAGCAGTATATTATGAATCGTGAGAAGAAAAAGTGAACAGACCTTTAACTCATAGTGAATGGATTGACAGTTTAGAAGATATCATCAATAAAACAAATAAGGAAATCATGAAAGCAAATGATAAGCAGGTAGGCGGTAAGCATTATAAGACAGAGGGTGAGCAGCACTGGGATAGAATCTATCGCTTATACGGCAGGGGTTACTTTGTCGGTTGCGCTACTAAGTACCTTGAGCGGTTTCACCTCAAGAACGGAAAAGAAGACTTAGAGAAAGCAATTCATTTTATTGAAAAGCTCAAAGAGTTAGAGTATCCAAATAAGGCTCTTGACGGTGGTCCAACCGAACGCTATGTGAATCAGGATTAATGGGAACTATTGTTTTTGATACCGAGGTCGCACCTAATATGTTCCTACTGATGGGTAAGATTCTTGAGAGCGGAGAGTACTTTGGCATCTGGGGAGATGAGGAAGACGCTCGTGAGAAGATTAAGTCTCTTTTCAAATCAAAGAATACATTCGTTAGCTTCAACGGTGCAAGATATGACATGCCCGTCATTAGTTATTTTCTATCAGGTCATTCATTTGCTGAGACAAAAGGTTTTGGGGATATCATTATTAATCAAAACTTGATGCCTTGGGATGCTGAAAAACAATTCAGATTCAAGATACCGATGATTGACCACATTGACTTGATTGAGGTTGCTCCGAGCTTTGTAAGTCTGAAGACTTACGGAGCGCGTATGAACATGCCTGTAGTTCAAGACCTACCGTTTCATCATTCTGAGGAAGTAGCATATAACGACAGACCAATGGTTTGGGATTACTGCAAGAATGACCTAGACACCACTGAGACTCTTTATAATAAACTGCAAGGGCAACTCCAGCTTAGAGTTGAAATTAGTAAGGAGTATGGTTTTGATGCTCGTTCTAAATCTGACTCGCAGGTAGCTGAACAGATGTTCCTGAAAAGGCTCGGAATAAAAAGAGGCGCGGTAAAGATTCCTGAAAGTATTCAATACATAAAACCTAATTTTATAAACTTTAAGCGGGATGATTTGAATGAGTTGGCTCTCAAGATGTCAAATCACGTATATGAAGTTAATCAATATACGGGTCATGTTATACTACCTGCGTTCTTAAAAGAAGATTTGATAACGATAAATAAAGGTATTTATCAAATGGGAGTCGGTGGACTTCATTCTCAACATGATAGGAAGGTTTGCTATGTTACTGACGATGAGTATCAAATTGTTGATTATGACGTTGCTAGTTATTACCCTAGCATTTTGCTTAATTGCAACCTCATACCTGTTAATACTGGTACAACCTTTATTGATGAGTATCGCAAAGTGTTCGAGAGACGATTAGAAGGTAAACGTCAAAAGAACATGGTGATTGCCGATTCATTACGGATTGCATTGAACGGCACATTCGGTAAAACAGCGAGTAAGTATTCCGCACTTTATTCCCCTGATGTGATGATTAATATTACCTTGACGGGGCAGCTAACTCTTTTGAACCTAATTGAGACTTTAGAGGATAACGGTGTTCAAGTGGTATCTGCCAATACGGACGGCATCATGCTCAGGCATAAACGGAATGAGGTTACAAAGGTTCATAAAATTGTCAAGGAGTTCAGTGAACTCACAGGTTTTATATTTGAGGACACTCCGTATCGAGTAGTAGCACTTAAAGACGTAAACAATTATTTTGCCGTAAAGCAGGATCGTTCAGTCAAAATCAAAGGTATATATAGCGCACCGACGCTCAGTAAGAACCCAACCGCGCCCGTAGTCTCAAAGGCAGTGGGACTCTGGCTAGCCTACGGTACAAAGTTTAAAGACACGGTAATGAATTCACCTCTAACAGACTTTATCAGCGTGCGCTCGGTAACTGGCGGCGGAGTTCAGGGTGATAAATACCTCGGTAAAACGGTGAGATGGTATCAAACGAGGGAACAGTTACCACCCCTTACTTATGCCTCAAACGGGAATAAAGTGGCAAAGACTGACGGAGCTAGGGAATGCATGACGTTACCGACTAGTATTCCTGAAGATTTAAACTACGATTGGTACTATAAGGAGATTATGAAGGTAATTAAAGATATTGGAGCAGAAAGATTTTTATAAGCTATAATTCAAACATAAACAAAATAACAGGAAAGGAAAAAATGCAAGATGAATTAAATCTAGAGCCAGCAGTAGTTTGGGTAGTAGACAACACCCAACGTAAAACTATCAAGGACGCAGCACGTTTTGGGGAAATTGAACACGTCTTTACTGACGTTCAGTATGAAGACCCCGTAGAGCATGCCCGAGATGTTTTAAAGGATTTCCAAGAAAATGATTACCTTTGTATGATTGGAGATCCAAAGTTGTCAGCAGTGTGCGTCGGAGTATTGGCGCAAAATAATCCTGGGAATGAAATTAAGTTGTTGCAGTTTGACAGCCGAACCTTTCAGTATTTTCCCGTGTATTTAAACTTTTAATAAAGGAAATAAACATGAGCTTTATGGATTCCCTTGTCAAGGGAAAGCAGGAACTACCTCCTCGAATTTGTATTTACGGAAATCATGGTATTGGTAAGAGCACAATCGCGGCTCAATTTCCAGCGCCAATTTTTGTTAATACTGAAGACGGTATTGATTCTCTTGACGTAACTTCATTCCCTCGCGCCGCTGAAATTGGTGACGTAGTAGGGGCAATCAAAACGCTGCTCAAAGAAGATCACGAATTCAAAACATTAGTTATCGACTCGGTAGATTGGCTAGTTGAACCTTTAATCTCTAAGAATGTTGAATCATCATACGACGCGAAAGACCTCGGGTACGGTAAGAATCAGGTTTACGTAGCAGAAGAATTCCGTGAGATCCTTCAGGGTCTAGACGCATTACGCCGCAAAAAGGGTATGAATATTGTTCTACTCGCTCATGCCTCTGTGGTTCGTTATGAGAACCCATTGACCGAGCCGTATGATAGATTTGTCCCTAAGTTACCTAACCGCTGTAATGCATTGTTGCAGGAATGGTGTGACGTAGTGGCGTATGCAGGCTTCAAGGTTATTGTCAAAAAAGCAGACGTCGGTTTTAATAATACGGTAAACCGTGGTATTACAACTGGTGAACGCTTATTGCACGTAACTGAAAGTCCAGCCTACATTGCAAAAAATCGTTATGCATGCCCTGATTCATTTGAGATGACCATTGAGGAAATCTCTAAAAATATACCTGTAGTATCTTAATAACCTAAAGGAGTAATAGAATGTCAAGTAAATTTGGATTTGATTTAAATGAGTATGAAGTTGAAGAACGTAGTTTTGAGCCATTGCCTAAAGGCGATTATGAACTCAAATGTAGCGAGGCTGAAGAAAAGACAACTCAAAAGGGCGGAACTATGATTGCTGCAACTTTTGAAGTAGTCTCAGGTAAGTATGCTAACCGTAAGATTTGGAACAACTACAACATTCACAACGATTCAGAAAAAGCGCAACGCATCGGTCGTGAGCAGGTTTCAGCATGGGCACGTGCCTGCGGTAAGCCAAACG